GTCATGCAGGAAGTGGTAACATGCAGATCCGTGAAGTAGTAGGAATCACAGAGGAAGAGTTCGAGCAATTGGCAGAGAAGAAAGACGCCTGCTATCACAAAGTCAAATCAAGATACAAAGTATGGCCTAGTGCCTACGCCAGTGGTGCATTAGTGCAGTGCCGTAAAAAAGGTGCGGCCAACTGGGGCAACAGCAAGAAGAAATAATGAGCAGTTGTTGTACACGAGAACGTAAGAAGAAAGATTACCTTTATATGCCAATGGCAGTTGGAATCGCCTTTGTTGGCCTAGGTATACTATTAACAATCGAAATCAGCATAGCCAACGCACTGGGACTAATTTAATGAGAGCTAGTGAAATAATCACAGAGAAGTGTTGGAAAGGCTACGAGAAGAAGGGCATGAAGACCATGTTCGGCAAACGTGTCCCCAACTGCGTAAAGAAAGAGGACGTAGACTTCTGTGTGAACTGCGGTGAATTGGTGTTCGCGGAATCACTGAATGAGAATCTAAAGAAATGGTTCAAGGACAAATGGGTGCGTTTTGGTCCTGATGGCAAGATCAGGGGAGACTGTGCGAGGGGTTCCAGCAAGGAAGGAAAACCCAAGTGCTTACCAAGATCAAAAGCACATGCACTGGGCAAAAAAGGCAGGAAGTCCGCGGCCGCAAGGAAACGTAGGCAGGACCCAAGCAAGAACAGACGTGGCAAAGCCAAGAACGTGGCCACCAAGAAAAAATAATTTTTACGATTTTTTTGTTAGTAAATATTCCTATCTATGTGCGGTATAGTTTACTCTCAAAGCAAAAATGGCATTAAAGACCTAGTAACGATCAAGCGCCGTGGTCCTGAAGGATTCAAAGAACTTCAAAATGATTTTGGTTATTTCGCACACAGTCTTTTGAATACCATCGCAGAACCTGTTGCACAACCATTGACAAACAAACACGGGGTTTTGCTGTATAATGGTTCCACATATAATAACAATTCAGGCAATGATAGCAAATGGTTGTCGGAACAATTAGATGATAATCTGGCACAAACTATCGATGTGATACGTTCATTGCGTGGAGAATATGCATTAGTTTATGTAAACGACACGCATATTGTTTTTTGTGCCGACGAGTTTCACCAACGAAATCTCTGGTATTATGTGTCACAAAACGAACGAGAATGCACAGTAAGTTCTATCCCTAAGACCGTATCTGACAAACATAGCAGTTGTTGGTATTGTGAAGAAAATAAAATTTATGTTGTGGATAAGTCAAACATGAGTATCCATACTGTACAAAACAGGCAATGGAATTTTGATCAAAAAATTAATCATTTTGATTATGTGATAGAAAATTTTGATAAGGCAATAAAGGAAAGGCACGATTCAAAAATCACAACCAATTTACATAGCAGTGGACATGATTCCGGAGCCATAGACTGTGCAACACTGAAACATACTAACAATTACAAATCAATTGTTACTGTCAGTGGTGAGATAAAACAAATACTCAACGAGAGATACAAAAAACACAAATTCCAAATGTTTACCACACCACCAGCACAAAAAGAAAAACAATACCTATTTGAAAACACAATAGATTCTTATCAAATTTGGCAGGTTGGCGAAGTAGACCTTTTGATACAGATGTATAGATACATATCAGAAAACAACAAACACAAAGTAGTATTAACAGGCAATGGCGGTGATGAAATTTATAATGATTGGAAAGGGCAACACAATAATCATTTCAAAGGCAGAACAAATGGTTGTTTTCCAGAAAATTTACAACTTGTATGGCCTTGGTTCAATTATACAGGCAGATTGATACCAAACAACCAAAGAGCAGATTTTATAGCAGGATGGTTTGGACTAGAAGTAAGGAATCCCATGCAGGACCAAGATGTTGTACAGGCATGGTTAAACACAACAAATGATATAAAAAATAATGGATACAAACCATGGGTCGAACATTATCTAAAACAAAACCATTACCCTTTTGCACAAGGGTCATATGGTAAAACACATTTTGGATCAGAACCTACAGCAAAAACTTTGTGAGTAAAACTAATTGACTGTTTCCAAAAACTGTTATATACTATCAGCAACAAGGAGAAACAAATGGCAGTAAGAAATTTTAACGACGCTGAAAAGCAGAAACTAATACAAATCATATCGCAGGGCTCACAAGTGCTAGGCGAGGTAGAAGATCTTAAATCAGGATTGAGGGACACAGTGAAAGCAATAGCGGAAGAACTAGAACTTAAACCCACACTAATAAACAAGGCAATAACAGTGGCCCACAAAGGCAATTATCAGAACATCGCTGATGAAATGGACACACTGGAAAGCATATTAAACACTGCCGGCAAACTCTAATGTTAGTAAAAGTCAGATCATTCTGGCTTCGTAGTTTTGAAAGTGATAGGACCGCGTTCTATTTCGAACTAGTCAGTTTCATATTCACTGTTGCGGCCAGCATGACCCTAGCCATATCTGCCAGGGATCCAAACATGCTTATAGTGTACCCGGCGTTCTTCGTTGGTGCCACCACACAGTGCTACGCATCATATAGGAGAGGTGCGGCATGGGTGATGATTTTGACTTTCTATTTCAGTTGTGTTAATATATTTGGATACGGCGTGGCCGCAGGATGGTGGTAAGATGAGTTACATAGATGCATTATACAAAAAGGATGAAGACAAGATATACGTTGTAGAACGTGATCCCAAGAAGGGCAGGATATTTACGGAATACGATGCGAGATATGTTTTCTATTATCCTGATTCAAGGGGCAAACACAGGTCAATCACAGGAGAACCACTGCAAAAGGTACAGTGTGCCACCTCAAAAGAATTTATCAAAGAGCAACGTATAAGATCAAACAAAGTTCTTTATGAAAATGATATCAGTCCAGTGTTCAGGTGTTTGGAGGAGAATTACCTTGGCAAGGAAACTCCCAAACTGAACGTGCTATTCTTTGATATCGAGGTGGACTTTGATCCCGAAAGGGGCTATGCCACAACAGATGATCCGTTCATGCCCATTACTGCCATAAGTTGTTATATGGGCTGGACTGATCAACTAATCACATTCGCCATCCCGCCAAAAACACTGAGCATTAAGGAAGCAGAGATACTTACAAAAAGATTTGACAACACAATTCTGTTTGAAAAAGAAAAAGACATGCTGGACGCTTTTCTGCAAGTGGTAGATGAAGCAGACATTATTTCTGGTTGGAACTCTGAGGGATATGATATTCCTTACACTGTGGGGCGGATACAAAAAACTATGAGTTCAGATGACACAAGGCGTTTGTGTTTCTGGGGTGAAAAACCCAAAAAAAGGATATTTGAGAAATATGGTCGAGAGCAGTTAAGTTATGATTTGATTGGTCGTGTGCATTTGGACTTGCTTGAACTTTACAGAAAATACACATACGAGGAGCGTCACAGTTTCCGATTGGACGCTATAGGGGAACACGAGCTGGGCGAAAGAAAAACAGTGTACGAAGGATCACTGGACGCATTATACAACAACGACTTTGCGTTGTTCATAGAGTACAACAGGCAAGATACAAACCTGCTGGCTAAACTTGAAAAGAAATTAAAATTCATAGAACTGGCCAACGAGATTGCACACCAAAACACAGTGTTGCTACAAACAACCATGGGTGCTGTGGCAGTAACAGAACAGGCCATAGTGAACGAAGCACATAGACGTGGCATGATCGTGCCTGGTAGGAAATACAGAGACAAAGATGCCGAACCTGTCACGGCGGCGGGTGCATATGTGGCAACTCCAAAGAAGGGATTACATGACTGGATAGGATCTGTTGACATTAACTCACTATATCCAAGTGTTATCCGTGCCCTGAATATGGGGCCAGAGACCATAGTGGGACAAGTGAGGCCGATCATTACATCGGCAGAAATCAACAGGGCAAAACACGCCAAAAAGTCATTTGCGGCCGCATGGGACAATCAATTTGGCAGTTGGGAGTATCAAGCCATTATGGCAAAAGAACGTGGCACGGAAGTGGTAGTGGACTGGTCAGACGAAACCAGCGTACGGATGAGCGCCGCACAACTACATGATGTGATCTTCGATGGCAACAACAAATGGATGATATCAGCCAACGGAACAATATTCACTTACGAACAAGAAGGCATCATTCCGGGACTGTTGAAACGCTGGTACGCTGAACGTAAAGAAATGCAAAAGAAAATGCACGATGCCGGCTCTAATGATATAGAACGAGAGTATTGGGACAAAAGACAACTGGTTAAAAAAATTAATCTAAATAGTTTGTATGGAGCAATCTTGAATCCGGGTTGTAGATTTTTTGACCTCAGAATAGGACAAAGTGTAACACTCACAGGCAGATGCATAACAAAACACATGGGTGCTAAAGTAAATGAAATTGTTGCAGGCAAATACGATCATGTAGGCGAAAGCATCATATATGGTGATACTGATTCTGTGTATTTTTCAGCACACAAAACATTGGCAAGTGAAATCGAATCCGGCAAGATTCCTTGGAGCAAAGAAAGTGTTGTCGGACTATATGACAAAATAGCAGATGAAGTGAACACAACATTTGCTGGTTTCATGAACAAGGCGTTCCATTGTCCAACAACAAGAGGTGCAGTAATAAAAGCAGGCAGAGAACTTGTCGCAGTAAAAGGATTATTCATAACAAAGAAAAGATATGCTGTGCTGTACTATGATAAAGAAGGAGAACGTGTGGACAATGTCGGGAAAGAAGGCAAAGTGAAAGCAATGGGGGTCGACTTGAAAAGATCAGACACACCTGTGTTTGTACAGGACTTCTTGAGTGATATCTTGTATCAGGTGTTGACAGGGGTCACAGAGGAAGAGGTGTTACAATCAATAACAGACTTTAGGAAAGAATTCAAAGCGAGGCCAGGTTGGGAAAAAGGATCTCCAAAACGTGCCAACAACATGACCAAGTACAGCGAAGAGGAGGCCAAGAAGGGCAAGACCAACATGCCGGGACACGTGAGGGCCAGTATGAACTGGAACAAGTGCAGAGAGATGTATGGTGACAAGTACTCGATGCCAATAACGGATGGTGCCAAAGTGATAGTATGTAAACTGAAAAACAATCCATTAAATTACACATCAATCGCATATCCCACGGATGAACTACGTATACCAGATTGGTTTAAAGAACTGCCTTTTGACAACGAAGCAATGGAACAAACAATATTAGATCAGAAATTGGACAACTTGATAGGTGTGTTGG